GGTTCATCAATGGTTTTCATTGCGATTGATTTGCAAACAAAAAGCATTATATCAAGGATTTCATGTGTAATAGACATTTTCTTTTTTACTCTGATTTGCTTTGTTTTATAAAAAAGAGTGGGCATTCTGTGGGCAAACGGGCATCTTCCTGCTTTAACAGCACGTTCGGAAAAAAGATAAGCCTCCACGCTGCAAGAAAAGCCACCGGGAAACTAAACAAGTAGTTTTTTTCGGATAGGCTATATCCTCTTTTAAACAAAATCCTTATTTGGTAAAATAATGGGTATTGTGAGGAGGGAGTGATTGAAGCGTGTTATTGTTCATAGGAAAGTTCATATTGCTCTTTTTGTTCTGTACGTTAGTGTATTATTTATTTAAAGTGGTTTATTACAATGTTGGAAAGAAGGTAGCCCTCAATGCGTCAGAAGGAACAAAAGCCAATTGGGTAGCTAACGTCTTAATTAAAAATGGTACTAAGCTTACTGACGGAGATTACTTTATGGTTGCTGTCGTTACGACATTATGGCTTGTGCTGAGGTAATAAAAAAAAGCCTCCCCTACAGGAGGCTTTTTCTTATTTAGTTGGATAACCGTTTGCCTTACAGAAACTCTTAATATATTTGTTTTTCTTCGCAAATTTTCTGCACGCTTTATTCATTCCAGCATTATAGACTTCTTTCAAAAACTGTTGAGCTAATCCAGCAAGCCCGATTGCTGTCAAAAGGGCAAGCAGCTCCTGCAAAGCAATATAAACTACCCAAGGGATAGCTGGTACAAATGTTGCTGAGGCATCCCCGTTGATTTCAACTTTTTCACCTTTGTTTTCCTCTAACCATTTTACTTGTTTGCTCGGAATGCTTTCATAAAACATGGACATATTAAATAATTCTTCGCTTGAATAGCCAATTTGTTTAGCTTTTTCAACATCTATGGTGTATGTAAAATCATCGTTGAGTTTTAATGCGCTTTGAACAAATTTCTCTGCCTTTTCGTAATCAGCCTCAGTAACTTGTTTTAATGCTTCACTGATCTTCTCTTCCGACGTTAAATTCTTCATGATTGATTTTGCTTCTACGGTGTTGGCAGGAGTGCTTAACAGGACAGTGACCAAAAGAGCGACCGACGACAAAATGATAATCGCACTACTCTTCAACTTTCTCATTCCTTTAATCATTCCTTTCTACCAATTTTATTACATGTTAAATATTATCATATTTACCAATTAAGTTGAAACCCCATTTTGCATTTTAAAGTTCTATTAATATATTAGTTAGAAGAAGGAGCTTTCTTTTCCTTACTTCAGCGACGCTTTCACTTTCAAAGAGTGATAACAATCATCATCAAAGACTTTACAAAGAATAGAAATGAATCCTCATTTGCTTTAAAATGTAAACGTTCGTTTTAAAATAAGAGGGGGATCATATGATTATTCTTGGCATTATTGCAATATTAGCAACCTTTGTCTTTATTACAGCATTGATTTTTATCTTCTTTGAAAAAACTAAGAAAGTAGGTAAACAAATAGCTCCAATAAGCCTTGTTTTGGCTTTATCTCTTTTTTTTATTATGGTTACGTTAAATCGAGATTCTCACAAATCCAAAACCGAGGATGTCACTGCTGCCACAGAAAGCACTACAGAGGAGCCAATGAATTCTGAAGACGAGGGAGACTCTTACGTTCAGAGCGTTGAGGATAGCCAAAAAGAATTTAACTTTAGTCTTGATGAATTTGTACAAACTTTCAATGAAACTGCCCAAGATATTGAAAACAATGACCTTAGCCTAATTAATAAAGATGATATCGGGGATTTTAAACTTACCGAAGTCAAAGATGGTACAGTTTACACAAGAGAGCTAAAAACAGATACTGATGGCTCCGGTGGAACTTTCACTTTGGCAGCATGGTATGACAACAATCATAAATTCTACCGTTTACAGTTAATCACTTCTGGTTCAGATAATATGGCTTCTCCAATAGGTCTGGCTAATATATTTGCGGTTTTTCAAACTTTAGGAATTGATAAAGATCATTTATATGACCTTTTAAAAAGTGACGAAGAAATTCTTGATGCAATTGATGGGGACTACTCTGTTACTATGGCTAAAATTCCATCAATATCGCTAATAATAAATATTGAACCAAAATAAAACCCCCTCAAAAGGGGGCTTTTTCGTTATTTTAAAAACGCTTTACTTAAACCATTTTTCCATATTGTCCAGACACATACCGCCGTTTGCCGCCGTGGATGACTTCCCAATAGCCTTTAGAGTTGTTTGTACCTTTAACAGAACCTGAGATGTTAATTGTCTTGCCAAGACCAATTGTATCCACATTCTTGGCGTTTTTACGGTCTGGTTTGTCCATAATAATGGCTGCACTTTTAACACCAACAATTTTAATTTTGCCTACAGACTTAATACCCCCGCTAGTCTTGTTTGAAGATTTAGCAGGAGCAGATTTTGAAGGGGTTTTCCCTAACTCTGCATCGCTCTTGATATACCTTACGTTAACGTAACCGCTGTATGTGGCTCCTTTAGAATTGGTATATTTAATGTAACCCCAACCATTTTGAGTCGATCCTTTTTTATATTGGACAGTCGAACCTTTAGGAAGAGCAAGCACAATAGACGAGTTGGCATTGCGTTGAGTTCTCACATTAAGGCTGTCAGCAATAACTGTATTTTTAATATAAGATTCTTTTGTTTTATCAACAGGAGATTTTACCGTTTTAGACGGGGCACCGCTGATACCTGCTTTAAAGGAGCCCCATCGATCAAGCAGCTTGCGCGGACAATACTTGCCGGACCAGTGCTGGTGAGGGACCACGTTTGCAAGGGAAATACCCTGATCCTTCATGAGCTTTTTGATCAGCCATTGCGCATTTGCCACGGCTTTTTCAAAATCTCCATCACTATTCTCACAAATTTCAATGCCGATAGATTTCCGGTTACCGGTGCCGTTTCCGTCGCCCGCGTGCCAACCGCTTTCATTCAAGGGTAGGTGTTGATAAATCTCTTTGTCGTCTACTGTAAAGTGCCAGCTGGTGGGTGTTTCCGGATTTTTCTCATAACGGGCGTGCATGGCTGCGCTTGCCCCTTGTGTCGTGTTTGCCGTGTTATGAACTGTGATGTATGTCGGGTTCATTGCGTATCCCGGTCTGTTATTGTGCCCCACTGGAATAAAGTCTTTAGTGATTTTCACCATGTTTCATCGTCTCCTTTTGAGTAATAAAAAAGCCGCCGGATTTACTCAGCAGCTTTGTCCTCTTTTTCTGTTTTCTGATCGTTGTCACTTTCAATTACATGAAGCCGGTCAGTGATGGCGGCCGGAATTTTCACGCCGATCTGCGCTAAATTCTCTGTGATGGAAAGGCCTTCATTTGCAATATAAAAAAGAACGGTCGCAAAGGTCAGGACGCCGTTCAGATCCATAATCGTATCAATAGCATTCGCCACGATAACCACAAGGAAACTGAGCATCTTACGCACATAGCCGAACCATGCGCTACGGCTCCGAAGCTCCTTGAATTTCCATGCCTTTATCACACCGGTAATGATGTCAATGATGTTCAGCACCAGCATTAAATCAAGATATTTCACCTCCCCAAAAAGATATGCTCTTGCGATCTGTAAGCTCTCAAAATTCATCCACACGTATATTCCCTCCAATTGTTATCACCTCCTTCGAGGCAAAATAAAAAACACCTCTCCGGGTGTTGATCAGTTTGCGGCGCCGCCTAAATCCACACTGACAGGCTGTTTTGTCATCGGATAGGTCAAGCCGGTTATTTGTTTGTATTCGTCTTCTGTAATTCTTCCCCACTCAACAAAATGGGCCACGTCTGCATTACTATAATACTGCGGCCCCCATCCGTAGATGGTTTTAACGCTTTTAAACCAATCCATCATACCCCTTTCCCTCCCTCCGCCAGCAATAGATAAAGATTGGCTATCATTTGCGCTTGTGACTCGGCCAGGCTCTGCGCTTCCGCAAGCTGTGTTGTAATGGCCGCGTTCTGAGCTTTCAATTCATCGACGGGAGAAGGCACCCGCCCGCTTTCAATTTGCTTTTCCAGGGCGTTTTTCTCTTCCTCTGTGGCCGTCTCCGTCCATATCTTCTCAGCTGGATGATACATCGCCTTTATAAAAGAAGGAGGCTGGACGATTGTGCAATTTTCAGGAATTGTATAATTTCCTTCTTCATCCGGTTTAATTGAAAGGGGCTGGGTTAGAATGAAATTTTCATCATATTCATAAACCTGAATCATGCTGTCCCTCCTTCCTGGAAGCCCACGACCACATCCAGATAGTAGCCTCCACCCATCTTACTTGAGTCCGCCGGGTCCGGGTATTTTATTTTCAAGTCTCCATCATCATAAATGATCAAATTGGCTGTGCCGCCTGTACCACTTAACGGCACTGTTATAACGGAACCGCCAGCAGGTGCGTATTCCGCGGGGATGGAGCCGAATATGATTTCGGCGTCTGTTTTCACATGCCCCCGTAAGATTAAAAACGCCCCCCATTTTGCATACATCGGTGTCCGCGTCCCTGCGGCGGCTCCGTTCTTCAGCATGATGTTGGCATAGGTGGCGGCCCCGTTCCATGTCTTCCGCTCAACTGCCGAGATGTGCCGTTCTTGATTGTAATTATGAGCTTTGAACTGCCGGGTCATATCATCCCAATACGCCTGATCTTCGGCCGTAACGTGAATGTCCGTATTGTTGGCGTGCAGGTTTACTTTATCCTGAGCACCCGAAGGGGTTTCCTTGGCGTCCCAAGCCTTCCGATCTGCTGCAGAAACATGCTTTTCTTGATCGTTTGCATGGGCGTCTACTTTCTTTTGCGCGCCGGAGGGAGTTTCCTTGGCATTCCACGCCTTTCTTTCGGCATCCGTGATATGCTTTTCTTCGTCATTCGCATGTTCATCCGTATAAGCTCTGGCCTTTTCCTCTGCATCATCCGCCTTCTGCTGCGCGCCTTCTTTCGTTTCAATGGCTTCAAGATCGGCAAATTTCTTTTGTAATTCCTCGACAGTCTGGCTGATTTCTTCCACAATGCGGCTTACCCCGTCTCTCAGCGTTTCAAAATCGTCAATGTAATAGTCAGCTGTCGGAATGATATTTTGATCTTCTAACGTTTTAGCGATAGAGAAAGTAAAAAATGAAGTCGCCAGCGCTTGCCCGTTCGTGTAATATAGTTTGATTTCAGCCTTAACCGTTCCGTAATGCTTGAGTTCTGCATTCGACAGCACATATTCCGCTGTTCCATTTACCTTGTCAATGATGGAAAGGCTCTTTTTATAAAACGATCCATCATCATACAGGAGGACAATTTTTGCGTCTACGGCTGACAGAGGCAACGGTACACCATCCTTTGTAAAAGAAAAAAACAGCTTTGCGCTGCCCGTGTCTTGCGTCATAAATTGTATATTTGTACTCTGGCCATTGATTGGATTTGTATTAATGCTGATCGGCACGCTGCCCGTTTTATACATCGTCGCTTATCCCTCCTTAGTGCTGCGGCGTAACCATCATTTGCGCCACACCGTATCCTTTTTCCGCATCGTACGGGGATTCAAATCTCATCACGGTTCCGTATCCGCCGCTTTCCGCCTTTGTCGCGATCCCGTCAACTGCTGAAACACTGTCACCGACGTTAACGGTATCATCAACGCGCACGAACACTTGACCAATCAAACCAATAATATGCCACTCGTCTCGTTCCTCTCGCGGCTTGTACTCAGCTTCCGGATCATAGTTCGGGTTCTCAGCTGGAATCGTAATGATGTCCTCTCCGTCAAATACTTCCCGGTAGATAATGCCGCCAAATTCATCACGAAGAAAACGATCATTCCAATAGAAGGCAGCTCCGCCAAGCACAACGCCGGCAGTCTTAGAAACGACCCCGAGTATCTTGTCGCCTTCTTGCGCTTTTCGGATTTTGTCGCCCTCTAACGCTACCAGATAAGATGCCTCTATCTTTGCTCCATCAGCTGATTCAAAATACTCCGCCAAGTCTTTTAAATTCGAGACGCTCTCGATGGCGCCTGTGGCCTTGACTGTTCCGCCCTTTGCGTTAAATTCAATTTTTTTGTTGGCTTCGGAGGCTTTGCCGTTTCCATGGCCTAAAACCATTGTGTAAGATTTGCTGTTCTTAGTGGCCTTGGAGAACATGACACCCGAGGACGGCCCGTCTCCTGTTGTATGAGAATCGTATGAAAACATGACACCGTTGCGTGAGCCTTCTGAGGAAGAGCCGCCGGCGTTCCCTGCAAGCAGGTTGCGCTCACCTTTCGCGTACGTCGGCCCCGTACACGCAATAATCGCGCTGTATTTCGTAAGTGCATGGCCGGAGCTGGAAGCTGCTCGAAAGCCTCCCTTGACGTTATTCGGAACGACTGAATGCTTTTCTCCGGCAAGGACAGCCGCATCTTTATAACCGTAAGCTCTGACAAGAAAAATATTGGTCTGGGTGTTCGGGGATGTAATGCCGGCCGTTCCGCTTGCCACATGCATAAGCCCATTTAACAAGTTGACATTATATACACCGCCCCCTATCGCAATGCCGGTTCTTGCGGAATCATGTATAACAAAATCAGAAATAAATACATCGTCGGTCATCTGATCGCCGCCGGTAATATAAATGTCACAATCAGCCTTTTTAAATCCGGTAATGTGCAAGTTGTTTACTGTTATCTTCCTGCTCTTATACTGGAAGGCAATGATCGAGCTGTCTTTGTAGTCATATGTCGGATCGCCAATCGCTTTAAAACCGATTATCTGAACACGCTGGTACGCCGAAACGACAAGGGCTTTCGGAGCTAATCCTTCATAAAGCGAATTATAGACGGGTTCACGGGATGTGCAGTCTACTAATGTCACATCACGAGCCGTCTCGCTCCAAGGGTCTTTTACAAGATGGTGATCAATATGCCGTAAATCAAATGAGCGAACGTCACGAAATGATTCATGACCGCGAATGTGAACGTCACTCGGTGCCGGCCATTCCTTATGAGCTTTTACCTCTACGCCCCGCACATTCCCCTCCGTATAATTATCTATAACCCAGACATGCTTAGAGCCGTCGTCCACTTCAATTCCGTTTGAATTGGCTCCGCCTTTACGGTGTGCAGTGCCGCGCGGATTCGTCATCACATTGTTTGTGATGAAAACATACTCGCTGTAATGGGTCGTAATGCCGTCGTCACCATACCCCGAGCCGACACACTTGTCGATCCAAATATATCTGCTCCCCGTTGCCGTGTAATCTTTTGCTGTGATGTCATAAGAAGGCGCTGATACATCAAAACAATGTAAGCCGGGATTAATGCCTTCAACGCCGCGCGCAATACCAAACTTTACTTGTGCGAAAAGAAGACAGCTTGAATGTACACCTCCGGTTGCGCTTACGCCGCCCTGACGATCAGGATTCCAGTCAAGCGACATACCTTCCACAACGATATTCCGGTTGCCTTTCGCATGATCAGCATTTGTGACAACCCACTCACTGGCCGGCGTGTCCTCGTGCAGTTTTAGCTTGGTGACGCCCATGCCCTGGCCGATCAAATACGTCCATGACGGCAGCTTTACGCCCCTTATCACGTATTCTCCGGCTGATAGATTGAGCCGCACCTTTCCGTTTCCGATCGCTCTTTTGAATGCTTCTGTGCTGTCTGTCTCCCCGGTAGGGTCGGCCCCGTAGTCGTCTACGTTAACGTTTCTGGTGATCTTACGTAGAAGTTTGTTATATTCCTTGTCGAGACGCTCTTTCAACAGTGGGGCAATTTCCCCATCAGCATTAACACGGGCATCCACTACTTCTTTTACATTTGTCCCGTCGGCATTAAGAATGAGATTGCGCACCCGGTTATAGAGTCCGTCAATATAAGTTCGTAAAGAAAAGCCCCCGTGATCAATTTGCTCAGATGTATGCGCCGTAGCAGCTTTCTTATGACGTGTAATTTCACTTTCAAGCCCGTTTACGCTACTCTCGATCGCTTCCATATCACCAGATAGCTCATCCTCATAACGAGAGTTTCTAGTGGTATCGTAATTTTTTTTCAACCTCAACACTGTATTCACTCTCCTTTTCGACAAAATAAAAAACGCCTATCAAAGCGCTGTCAGTATTTGATCAATATATCGTTTTTGTTCTCTCAGCTTCTTCGCTTGATTCACCGCAATATCTTGTATATCTTTTCTGAAATTGGCAAAAGTCAGCTTCGGGCTGCTGTATGGATTTAGCGGATTGTATTGGATCGTTAAGAGCCGCACATCATCCTCATAAGTCGTTCCGTCTGCTGTGTCGGCTAAAATGTGGACTGTATCGCCTTTCCAGAACGGCTTTTCAATTTTAAGCAATTTTGGTTCGTATACATATTGATAATCCACACTGACGACTGTTTCCGGATATGGATTCACATGTTTTTTCAGCGCAGAAACCATGCTGCCCGACTTTTTTATAGTTTCGTCTCTGATCGGGTCGGCCCACTTCGGTTTACCTTCCCGCAGGAATTTCTTTTCCTCTGGATGAATGTACAAGATCGGCTCAAATACGTATTTCGGTTTTTTGTCTGTGCTCTTACTGTCTTTAGACATCGCACCATATCCCCATGCACGGGTAGAGCAGTTTTGCGAGTTGGTTTTGATACTGATGCCCGGCATATTATAACGGGAGTCAAATGTGAAAGGAATCTCTTTCCCCATTTTCTTATAGACATGAATTTTATAATTATCCACGTCAAGCTCTAACTCATAATCATTTATGAGCTGATCTATTAATTCAGTGGAGTTTTTATCACCGAAATTCTCTTCTTCGGCGGTGGCGAATTTTCTTTCAGGCTCTTCTAGCACATATGAAAAATCAGTACCCTTTAACGCAATGTCAAAGGCCTCTTTTACGGTCAGTTTCTTCGTTACTGTATCATCCACTCGATTCTCAGCAAGCAGAACGGTAAAAATGTGGTTGGCCGTGATTGTTTTTGTCAGGACGTTTTTAGCCTGCTTCAGGTCTACATCTGTAATATAGTATTTTTGTTGTTTGAATCTCCTTTCGTCAATGTAAAGAATATTGTCGTTGATCAGTAAATCGAATTCAGTCGCATTGCTTTCTGTTTTGGTAATTGTAAAGGTAAAGCTCTTTTTCCCGGTAGTATCGTCTGTAAGATCAACGATCACGCCTGTTACTTCCACAACGTCATTTCCGTCTTTCGTGGAAACATGCAGCTGAGGAAAGTCCACATCTGACGGCAGTTTTTTATTTAGAGGGATGTCGTTACCCGCATATTCTTTACTCGGAAAGCTCGGTTCCTCTTCAGGGGTCTCCGGGGATTCTGGATCATCAGGCTCGTTCGGCAATTCTGACACATCGTCATATTGCATCAACTTATACTGTTCGATCATGGTAATTAATTTATTAGCATAGTTGATGTCTGTTGCGTAGCCAGCTTTTTGAACGGCTCGGCATGCTTTTTTATAATCCGTTTCCCCTACCACTGCTTTATACCGATCAAGACGATTATACAAGCTTCCCAGATCAGCCAAACTCTCTGCGTATGAAGGGTACTTTCTGAATTTAGCTTGTACTCTCTCAACATTTCCGTATTTGTCCTGCTCGCTAGTCCACATCAACACGTATTTTCCGTTATAGGTTCCCTTTATCCCAAACAAATTGTAAGCTTGTTTGGAAAGGCCGCTCGTTCCGAACCCGCTTTCCAGGCAGCCTTGAGCAATGACAAGACTGGCAAGGACGTTATATTTTTTCCGTACCTTCTGCGCTCCTGGTACCAGACTTTTAATAAAGTCAGCCGCAGCCATGTCATCCCTCCTTACTTATAATAAAAACGAGTATCAAATAAAATTTCAAAGTCATTTGAGTTTATAATTTCAAAATCGTTCCATCCTACATCCAGTGTCGGCAGACGGCCGGATGTTTTCAGACGCTTATCCCCGATTACAGTGTACTGCCTGATGAATGTGACTTTTTGCGAGCGTTTTAGCTCCTGCTCAATTTTCAATTTTTCCCCGTTCGTTCGGTTCGCAATGGTTACGTTTGTCCCTTTGGCCCAGAGAAAGACCTTATAATCATGCTGCAGAGTGTTGACCGCGGCGCCGCCGGGGTTGTAAACGCTGAATCGTTTTTGGTTTTTGAAATGATATTCAAGATCATCTCTCCGAAGGATTCCCATGCCGGGACTCCAATGCTCCCCATTGAAATTCTGGATGGTAGAAGAGGTATATTTCGACTCGGCAAGCCCCAGAATGTCCGTGAACCCTACTGTAAATGTGGCATGATTTTTCTGTTTGTCCTTAGTGATAGTAAAATTCCCGTCACACGTAACAAGGAACCGACGGTTAGGCAGAAGGTCCGTCGAAATATAATAAGGAAACGGCTGCACTAACAATGAATAAAGTTCATGCCTGTTCTGATAAAAGGTTTCGGGAATGATGGAATCTAATAAAAAATCAACCTTGATGTCTCTCTCTTTGTAGACAACATCCCGGGGGTGCTGCGGCAGCACTAAACCGTTTATCCTTGGGAGGGTTGTTGTTTCTCGTTCAATATTCGGTGAGTCAGGCGTGAAGCTGCGCACCTTAAAACGGGGGAGAATGCCTGTTAAACTTTGTTCCCCCATACCGTTATTAAAATCAATATATAAATCTAGCATTATGATCTGACACCGCCTTTATAGGCATTCTGGTTGTATCGGTCTGCAGCTTTCTGATCAAGTATCCTGCCATCTCCTTTTTCAAAAGCGATAGTCGCAATTTGTTGGCCGTCCATATGCACCGCAGCCGGATGGATGATAATAGGCTGCTGAGGTATCGCGGCCTGGCCTGCCCCACCAGACTGTTTCTGAGACAGGAGTGTGATTAGAGCATCGAGTTTTTGGTTTAAGGCAGGCGTGTCAACTTCATTCCGAACGGTAAGCTCCGACTTCATTGAAATGAGCTGATCAGCAGCCCCCTTTATGTTGAAAGCCATCTGATTTAATTCCTGCTTAAACGAGGCCATCGCGTTCTGCGCCATAAAAGCAGCGCTTTGTTTTACGTTTTTGGCTTTGTCCTCTATCCCTAACGCAAACCCATCAGAAAAGTTGTTTCCTTCCGCTTTTGTTAGTTTGGAGGGAGAATGAGAGTCAATTGACTTCTTTAAAGTCCGCAAGGCGGATTTCCCCAAGTTCCATGCCGCGCTGAAGAGAGAGCCGTTTTGCGATCCCATTCCATTTATAAAGCCGGTTACAAAGTCAGAACCGACACTTTGTGTCTTAACGCTTTTCAGCCCTGTTTTTGCGCTGTTTGCAACACTTTTCCCAGCGCTGTTTGCTGTGCCTTTTTTACTGAGAACGCCGCTGGCCAATTCAGTTCCGGCCTTTTTACCGCCTCCGCCGTCTGAGGTTTTGGCTAAATTATTCGTTACAGATAAGCTGAGAGACCCGGCCGCAGATGTATTAGCGCCTTTGGTAGACGTTAAACCAGCTTTATGCTTATTTCCTTTGTTTTGTCCTGCTGCATTTGCTTGCCCGCCGCCTTTCCTCATCTCATTTAAAGCAGATTGAAGTATAGATGATCCTGCTTGTGCATTACCGGGCCTCGTAGAATTGATACCGGTACGAAAGGCATTACCTTTATTTTGTCCGGCCTGTGCGGGCGTGGTATTATCTGCGGAAAGCGAATTGTTAAGGGCCTGCTGTAAGACCGTTCCCCCGCCAATAACTGCTGGTGTGGACTGCTTCAAGCCAGCGGAAAAGTCCTCGGCAACCTTTTTCCCTGATTGCTCGGCGCTTGTCGGCTTATCTAATTCCCCTTCAACATTGGCAACCATCTGACTTGCTTCTTCACGGGCTTGTTCTTGGGTCATCCCCATGCCTTGGTAAAACTCTTCTAAAGCCTGTTGGGTAGTCTCAATTGCTTCTTCTTTGGATTGTCCTAATTTTTGAAGAAAATCTATTTGCCGGGCTGCCCATCGTTCTTGATATTGAGCTTCAGACTCTTCAGTTTTGACCATAATCCCCATTGAATTAGATATAAATTCATCTTGTCTATCCAATGCCTTTCCGGTCTCTAAATCAAGCAACTTGCCGTCTCGTGACATTTTGGAAAATAAGGCTCTTGAATTTTTTTCATAGGCATCCGTGTTTTTTGCTAATGCGGTATTATAGTCAGCCGTGCTTTTGCTCAGTAATGATCTTCTTTGTTCAGCCTCTATATATCCCTGTGCAAACAACTTCTCAATAACATCATTTCTGTATTCCATGTCTTTCTTGGCGGCCTGTTTACCATCGTCATAGACTTTTTTAATGTCGTTGTTGTACTTCTGAGCTTGTTTAAATGAAAGCTGTCCTTGCTGATCCGTTACCACTTTTTGCATTGCTAAAGCTTCTTTTTGATTGGCCGCAAATTTACTTGTAGACAATTCAAAATAGGAAACAATGTCATTGAATTGCTTCTTTTGTGAGGCATTCATGTTGGAAGTGACGAGGCCCGTCTCTTTTTGTAGAGCATTTAACTGTTTCAGCTTATTTCTAGCCTCTTGCATATCTTTATCAATTGCGCCAACCATCTTGTCAGTCATCTTTTCGCCGGCTTTTTTTGTTTTCTCATCGGTGTCTGCGTATAGCCCTTTTAAGACAACCAGAGCATCTTTTTTAAGCCCTTCAAGTTCTTGTATTAGCTGGTCGCGCATACTGGCATAAGTTTCAACTAATTTAGCTGACATCTTCTGAGCTTCTGAACCAGATACCCGGGTCAATTCAAACAGCTGCAGTTCTGCCTTTTCTCTTAAATCCACATAGGCGGAAGCAGATTTTTGTGTTGCTTTAGAAACGCCCTCCCCGTAAAGCAAGGCGGATTCTCGCGCCTCTTCTTGCTGCTTTTTCTGGTTCTTCAATTGCTCAGTGTAAGCGTATGTAGCAACTGAAATACCGCCAAGCAGTGCTGTGCCTCCGACAATCGCAAGGCCAACAGGACCGGTAAACGCCAAAAGCGCTCCTATTCCAGCTGTAAGGGTGGCGACAGCTGTCGTAACCCCTAATACACCTGTCGCCAGAACGGCTGTTTTCGCTATGGTTTGCACGGTGCCGGAATCCAGATTATTGAACATCATAATCAAGTCGCTGCCTTTGTTTGCTAAATCGCCCAGGGCAGGCAGCAGGCTTTCCGTCAGTTTGATTTTTGCTCCTTCAAGTGCTGACTCAAAAGCTATTATGCTTCCGTGTGCATTATCCAACATTGTATCCGCCATCTTTTTGGCGGCTCCATCTGATTTTTCAAGCGCCTTAGTATTATCCCCCAGAGCCTTTGAACCTTTTTGAAGAAGGACAGCCCAATGCTTATATGCTTCAGCGCCCACTATCGTTTTTAATGCGGCCGCCTGTTGCTCTTTGGTCATGCCTTTCAGACCTTTTTCCATTTCCTCAACGACTTCCGGCATGCTTTTCATGTTTCCGGCTGCATCGAAGAAATCAAAACCTAATTTTTTGACAAGCTTCGATGCCTTACCGGTTGGTGAAGCGAGACGGATCAAGGATGTACCAAAAGCCTGCCCGGCAATTGAACCCTGGAGACCTGCGTCACCAAAAGCCATAATGGCGGCCGCTGATTCTTCCATTCCCCAACCAAGAGAATTAGCGTTCGGCGCCAAAAACTTCATGGCTTCGCCCATCTGTTCAACATTGGTATTTGCATTGGCTGCGGCGTAAGCAATGACATCCGAGGCGTGCCCTGACTCTTTTGCTTTTAGAGCAAAGGCAGACATGATATTTGATGTAATATCCGCGGCCATTCCTAATTCCAGTTGACCGGCCGCCGCCAGACTGAGCATTCCCGGCATTGCGTCATAAATGTCATTCACCTTAAATCCAGCCATTGCCAAAAAACCCTGTGCATCCGCTGCCTGACTTGCTGTGAAGACAGTGGTTGCACCGAGTTCTTTTGCTTGCTCTCTCAATTTTGCGATCTCTGCCGCCGATCCGCCGGAAATGGCCTGCACCTTACTCATTTGCTTTTCAAAGTCAATCCCGACCTGAACAGCATCACGTAGGGACAGAGCCAGCGCACCAAAGGCGATGCCCGATGTCATAGCTACTGACGAACCAACGGAACGCATTTTTCCGCCAATTGAATCCATTCGTTCGCCCATGATCCGAACACGGGAGGAAGCTCTTTTCGCTGCCTCCTCTAACGCTTTTATCCTCTGAGTCGTACTATTTAGCGCGTTTTGCGTCTTATTCATTGCGGCAGTAGCGTTATTTAAACGGCGGGCGAGGGTTTGCGTTTCTTTTATGTCTTTCCCTTTTTTTATAGCCGCGTCTGCATAAGCTCTCTCAAGAGCCTTTACTCTGCGTTTATGTGTTTCCAATTGTTGTGTTAATGTTTTTTCGGTTACTTGAGCAGTTTTTAATTCGTTTCCCCACACACCCACTGCCGTACGGTTTTTTTCAAATTCCGACTTCAAATTTTTCATTTGAACAGCACAGGCGCTCATTTCTTTTTTAAACTCAGATGAATTCGAATACAGCCTGACCTTTATGTCTTTGCTCAATCGGGCACCTCCTTATCCGAGAAATTGATCAATATACATAGGTTCATCGTTGTTTTTTGCCTTCGTTTGTGTCTTCTCTTGTGATTTTCTCCGAGCCAGTCTTTTCAGATGATAGACAATGTCCATTTCGTCAACTTGGTTTTGTGTATATCCTATTTCCTCAAGGGCGTTATACATATCAAGGACTGACTCAGGCAGACTTACTCCCCCGGCTCTTCACCGCTGGAAATCCCCTCGCTATTTAAAAGAGCCGTTGCTTCTGCAATATTCCCCAACACATACTGTGCAGCAGCATAGATTGTTCTTCCTACCAGCCGGGCATCAATTCCTTTTTCAAACTCATCAGGCGTAAATTTCTGGCCAAAGGTATTACAGACAAATTCAACCTGTTCATTAGTAAAAAGACGCTCTGAATCTTGTGATTCAAAATCGTCTGCGATCTTTGCAGCCTTCCGGAACAATAAACCTGTAATGTGGTCAGGTGTAACAAATTTTTTATCTTTGCCATCAAGTCGAAGTGTAATAGACAATGCTTCCATGTAAGTTCCTCCTTTTTCATATAAAAAGAGCGCTCTTAGGCGCTCAATGAATTATTTACCGACATCAACGACAGGCGTTCCCTCTTTCGTGATGTCCTTATAGACAACTTGTTTGAACCATGTTTCAGCGTTAATCCCATTGGCCTTATCTTCTTCTGCTTTTGCATCCCATCTGCGCTTACCCTCTTTTACATTAGTAAGAGGCATGAATTTAATTTTGACCTGCGCTGTTTGGGGCGTAGCTTTCCCTTCGTCCGTTTTGTGTTCAACCGGTACTAATTCTGGGGTTCCTTTAAGCACCCAATAGTATCTGTACCCACCGGTAGAGAGCTTGGCCCGGAAACCAAGAGCAATCTCTAGTGTCTTATCATCAGCACTAGAAAAATGAATGCCATTCTCCACTTGCTTACCGAAAATCCTTGACTGCATGTCAAGAGGAAGGTCGGCAACTTCCATTTCACCATCAATATCACCTAAACTATTAACAGTGGCATATGCCACGTTGTCGGCATAAAAAACCTCCTGTTCTGATTTAGGATCAATTTTCAAGTTAACGGCGCCCGGTATTTCTTCGGGAACAGAAAATTTCAATTCATCTTTTGTGTCTTTTAATACTTCTGCGATATGAAACATATCCAAACCGGATAATACTTTCCCCATCTATTTCCCCTCCTGATAATAGGTTTTTTTATAACGTCTGGCCTTATGAAAGACCTTTGTGTCTGTTTCGTATAAATCTTGAGAATCATACCGGCTGTAGCCGATTTCCCGCATAAGCCTGTCTATTTCGGCAGCAATCGCTGTTTCTTTGCCGCGGGTGCTCGCTTGAGTGAAAATACTGATCTGATAACGCACCTCAAATGAATAGACCTTGTTGTCTGCAAAATCCGTATCGGCGTCTTGAATCTCCGAAAATACCACTCTTGGAAAAGCACTGACATCATTTGCGACGAGATTATGAATTCCGCCAGACGCCAGGCTTTTTAATAAGGCACTGGAATTAAGTGTACTCACCAATTCAATTTTAGGAGAATAGATCATTTGATCGGTGCTGTAAGTATTCGCTCCATTAATTCCACAGCAGGCCCCTCCCCTTCTTTTCCGCCTTTTTCTATGAACGGTTGCGGCGGCATTTTTGAGGTTCCCCACTCCAAGAAACTCCCGCGATACGCTACCTTTTTATTCGGACCAACTGCCACAAAACTCACTCCGTCCTTGGATTCTCTGACATTGGAGACTGTGATGTTGTCCTGCATATGAGGTTGTTTTTTATCACTCCGGTTAACGTGGGATCGCTGCCGTTCAGCGATAATTTCACCGCCGGCCTTTAGCGCTACGGGTTCCACCTTTTCAACGTCTCCGCCGATTTTTTCAAAATACTGCGTTAGATCATCTATGCCGTCAAAGCTAATATCAGCCATTGATTCCCACCTCCTGACAAAGAATCTCAAGCTCTTTTTCTTGATCATCTGGATCGCTAGTGTCCAAAATATCAAAAACGCGTTCCGTTTTTTCTTTAGGAACGCGCTTAACAATCCGCATATTCGGTTTTATATCATTCCGGTAACGCACCGTGATTTTTTTAGGGGTCTTGACTCCCAATGCTCCGGCAATCATAGTTTCGCTATTTCCGAGAGAGCCAGCCCCCTCTACAGCTCCCCAGACCGTGAATAAGTCCACATAGGTTGCATTCCAGTTACCTTCTTCATCCTGTGTCTCAGTTTTCTTTTGAAAGGTCAGACGGTGCCGGAGTTGGCTGATCTTTTTTCTCATTTTCTTGTTCCTCCACAGATACATAACGCAGCTGCGTCAATATATTTTCAGCAGTAAAAGGGATAGATAAGCCGGTTCCCCCGGACTCATATATCCCTTTGTTTTCATACCAATGTTGGACAAGCATTTGAAGCACTAGCTCAAATTGCGGGTGCCCTTCAATATACCTGCCTATCCCGTTGATAATATAGCTTTTGGCCGCCGCCATTTGATTCAAAAGCTGACGATCATCTTCTTCATGCTCGACCTTTAAATATTTTTTAATAGCCTCTAAATCCATTCAGGACACACCGCCTATTCTGTCGGTTCTTCTTCTGTTCCTTTCAAAGTAGCCAGGTCACTTTCAAGGTTATTCATTTTTTGTTTCAATTCATCAAGCACTTTTGTTATTTCGCTGTTTAAATGCTCCAGCATTACGCTGCCAGAGCCGATATTTTTACTCCGAACGGATTTTTCCCCAAGCATTTCATGCGCAATGCTGCCCTCTTCAATAACAGCCGGATCACCTTTGTCTCCCTTCTCACCTTGGGGTCCTTGCTCACCTGTATCTCCTTTTGGTCCGGCCGGTCCCGGTTCACCCTGTGGTCCCTGTTCTCCGGGTTCTCCCTTATCGCCTTTTGGTCCCTGCGGGCCAGTTTCACCCGGTTCTCCTTGAGGACCTTGTTTACCGGTATCGCCTTTGTCTCCTTTCTCCCCTTTTTCACCCTGCAACCCTTTTACAAAAAGAGGATTTTCTTCGCTGTTTTCTTTGAGATAGACCGGCGTTATCGCCTTGCCGTCTTTTCCTTTTTCAGATGAAGTTTTGACTCCATTACTTTCATATAAATAATCTTCAGCCATCTGTAATCATCCTTTTCCGTTTATTTTTTATTCCGTTTTTCCGTCAGACTCAGAACCGGAAAGCTCTTTCAATTTATCTTCAATAGCCTTGAGACGATCTAAAATAGATGAATTCAAGTGTTCTTCCATTACACTGCCGGAACCGATATTCCTGCTGCGGACCGACTTATCCGCCAGCATTTCATGGGTTACGCTTCCGGGTCCTGGTTCAGATTGGTTGCCGCCAAAACTGACCTCTTGTCCATCTTTAATGACCTTGCCCCCGGCAATTTCTAAAACACCGCCGATGACGGTACGATTTCCCCCGTCGGCGGTGTAGTTTTTTGTTGAATAGCTCATATTATCTCTCCTTATTCAACCGTGATTTGTCCGAATACTACAGCATCCTCATCCCATTTACGGACATCTTCTCGTTCAATCCCTCTGACTTTTGTTGAATTTGTTTCAAATGCTCCTGCCCCTGTGTCTGTGGATGCAATTGACTGTTGTTCACGATCAAACAGAACAATCGCTTCTTTTAAATTCCCGATGATGAGTGGAGCTTTACCTTTTTGAGTTTTTAATACTCTGTTAGTAAAAGGCACGACAGGTCGTCCATCAAGCAACTTCTTTGTAGGATTGGTTGGGTCTGGCTGTAATAGGTATCTGCCTGTTCCATCTTTAAGCGTGTCTAACCAGTCATATCCGTCTTGGTTTGTCAGCACGATAGAACCCGGCGCCACCATCGGATCAAGCGTGACATTTAATGCTTTTTTAATACCATCCAAACCATCAATATCTACTTTTTTCAATGATGCAATTGCAGCCAAAATCAAATTGTTACGGGTAACAACTGATTTCTTTGCGAACCATTTTGCTACATATGTCATGATCGCTTGGTCAGAGTCATTCAACATTGAATTAGATAGAGTCATGATGCCACCATAATCTATGATTGAGTAGGATACTTTTGTGAATCTAGGCTGATCAATCTCAGGTAAATTCCCCAATTCCTCTACAGGTGAAAACGGCACCATATCAGCATTTTTCTCAAGTAAACGAGTTCCAGATCGAGTTGTGACAGGTTCAACGGTTACATATTGTTCCAACGGCTCAAACTGACGTTTAAATTCATGGATTTGCCTTCCAATATCCTCTGGGATCAAAATTCCGCCATCTTCATCATTTATACCGGACATCGCTCTAAATTCTGGACTATCCAGAAGGTCACGCTCTTCGTCGGTAAGTCTTTTGCCTCTTAATCCTTTAAGGAAAGCTTTGCTGTATTGCTGTTGCCTTTCCTCATTTCCTTGACCTTGTGAACGCTGCCCCTCTGGGTTGCGCTCTTGCTCGGGCACAAAGTTTACACCGCCCGGTAAATCCGGGACATCAAGTGAACGTCCTTCGGTCATCAATTCGATTTGATTTTTAAGCTGTTTCACTTCATCAAGCAATGCACGCGCTTCATCGGTATTGCCCTCCTGCAGCGCCTTGTCTGCTTGCTGCTTCTTTTCAGTAAACTGTTGTCTTAATGAGATTTCTTTTTTGCTCATTTGCATTGGCATAAAATCATTTCCTCCTTGTTTTCTGCACTAAAAAAGACCTTACTCCGGGAGTACAAGGCCTAATAGTTCCAATTCCATTTTCAACGCTTCATTTGATGAATTACGTCTTTCTTTCAGCTGCTCTACCTTTTCTAAACTGCGGGCACCTACAACCGCCTCAGTATCGCTGTAAGCAGGGGTAGTGACGAGTGAAATATCAAAAATACGATTGATTTTATTGATTCGTCGTTCGTAAATGTCCTCATCTTCATTGATACGCCATTCATCTGCCTCAGCATCCCCATAATCAAGTGAAAAAGCAAAGGAGCATTGATTGATCACACCGCTCCGGACATTCTTTATTAAATCACGCGCATATGACGTGTCTGAGGGCTTAAATCGGAATTTGAGGCCTATCCCGTCTATTTCTAATTCAAGACGGCCAGTATCCTCGGAAACGGTATTTCTCGCTAAGGGGAAATCCTGCTTATGATTGAAAAGGGCGATGACGTTAGACATGTCAGCTGAGTCAAGGGCTGTTCTGCTGATTATCTCTTTAAACCATCCCAAGCGTTCTGACCATTTTTCGAATTTGAGAGCGTACCCTTCGATATATTCACTCTGCCCCTCACCTTCGGAACGCAGCTCAATCGGCGTCGTCAAATGCCGAACCTCTTTATCCTTCATTCTTGTTGTCACCCCCCTTCATGGCGCCGCCAGCTTTAAGCCGCTGATATTCTTCCACAAAATCGAGGAACACATAGTTTAAGCTGGAGATATATTTATCGCCGTTTTCAATAGGGTTGCGCTCAAGTAATTCTCTGATTTCGTCTTTATTCAGCACTCCTGTTTCATGAAGTGTTTTCAAATACTCCGCTTGCGTCTTACTGTCGCCGCGCAGCTCGCTGTCTATATTGAATTTCACGTAATGGCCGCTTTTCTGATCGTGATCTAAGAACAATTTAACGTTTAGTTCTTGTTCAAAATTCACAATCCACGGCTGCAGCGTGTTTCTGACATATTCAATGGACTGATGCTCAATATTGGAAAATGTTGCTTTATCCAATTCGTTCAGCTTATGCAACGGTACTTTATAAATCATGGAAATCTGTGCTTTGTTAAACTTCATAGACTCAACGAATTGAGCTTCTTGCAGAGGCATGGAAATAGATTGATATTCCAGTCCGTTATCTATAATGGCGATATTTTCACCTTGATTCACCCGTTTCCACTCTTTGCGCACGTTCTCTTTTGGTTTTTCATCCAGGAACGCCGGGACTTTCAATATCCCCCGAGGAGTTGCCTCGTTCTTGTACAGTTTGGCATTATATTTTGTGGCAGCCGCTTGCGCCCCGATATGCTCCCGTACAACGCCAATAGGTGATTTTCCATGTATTCCGTCAGTCGAAAGCCCTTTAAAATGCAGCACTTCGTAGTCATATAATTCAATGGCTTTCCCGTTTAACACAGTTTGATACCACAGCATGCCTGTTGTTGGATGAACGTAAGCATTCGTGTAATCAGGGCGCAAGGGAAAGAGCGCTTCCGGATAACCATGTGGTCCGAATTGAATATAGGAATATGCATTCCCCCAAGTCAGAACATGAGTCATCATGAGCTTTTTCCATGTGAAAGCTGTCATGTAAGGATTCGGCCGAGCATAAACAGCATGCGCGGACATGTGCTCCGGTTTCCGCTCTATGCCGCCTTCCGTTCTTTTATATGTGTGGATCGGCAGTTTGGCAATGTCATCCGACAATACATTGACACATGCAAAAATGTCCGGCTGCACAAGTGAGTTGCTTTCACTCACTCTTTCGCCGCTTGCTGTTTTCCGGCCGCCGAACATGTTTAATAAAATGTTGTTAAAACCATCTTCATGATCTGACGAGCCAGAACGTTTCTCAAACATTCGTTCAAGCAGCATTTATATCACCTCGCTTTCTTTGATATGAGGTACGCATAAAACATTAAAAAGACACCCGTCAGAATAAGACCGATGTTTGCGCTCCATCTATAGACAGCTGTCAGAATAAAGGCGGCTCCCGCCATAAACAGCAGATCATTTATTATCAAGCAGAAAAAAGAAAGCAGGGCTTTCATATACTTGGGGTGAAAAAAACACTTAAAAAAAGCTTTGATCTTTTTCCTGACTTTTTTCATTTTCTCACATCCTAAAAACTGAAATTCCCAGAGCCGAAGTGATTATTTAAATCTACTCTATGGTTTGTGTCGTGATACATCGCTCTGGCGTAAGCATTTATAACAGCCGCAATAGGGTCGATTCTCTGCGGTGATTTTGCTTTATCCAGCATGATATTCTCTTGCGGGTCCATTTTCGTAATTGCGTTATTAATTGCCCATGTTAAAACCGGATCATCGCCATGCACGACTTTCCTTTCAAATACCTTTTCTCGAAAGCTTTTTGTTGGTAATGAAAGATGATTGATTCTCTGCGGCAGTTCCACCATTGTATGCCCTTTTGATTCAAGCCGCTGCGCTAAATGAAGAGCATTCCACTTGTCATATGCTGTCTCTTGTAGCCGAAAACGGTTTTTATGAATAAATTCAATGATCCATTGTTCAACTAATTGATAGTCAACTGCTTCGCCAGATGTATAAGTGATAAATCCCATCTCTCTCCACAAATCATATGGCACTTTATCCGTTGCCATTTTTTCTTTGGCTCGGGCTTCAGGCATAAAGGAATGTTGACCGACATAGAAAAAGCCGTCTTGCACGGCCACATATCCAACGGAGGTTAAGTCTGTTGTCATTGATAAATCAAGGCCCAAATAAACGGGCAGTCCTTGCAGATCAGGAATTTCCCCGCTGCAAGCGCGCCATTTTGTCATCTTCATATAACCATTATCCTTCTGGTCAACCCATCGGTTCATATTTTTGGTGAGGAAACTGCGCATCTTTTCAGGCACTTCAAGAGCCACTTTTAAAGCAGAACGTAATGACTCCATCCCCTCGGGGTACGTTGCCACAATCGGATTCGCCTTGATCCAATTTGATTCATCTTTTATGTCATCTTCCGGGTCCAGTTCACAGATCATAACAAAATAATCATCATTCTCCGTGTCAATGTCTGGATCAAGAATTTTACTCGTATATTGATATTCCTTAAAGCATGGCCGCTCCATGTTGAAACCCGCTGTCGTAATAACGGCCATTAACGGACTCCGCCGGGCGACCATTCCACTATCCAGGACGTCGTAAATCTCACTTGTTTCATGTGCGTGGTATTCATCCACGATTCCCAAAGATGGGTTTTTACCATCCCCGAGCTTCCGGGCCTCACGGGAAAGAGGCTGGATAATGGAGTTTGTTTTATATTTTTTCACGCGGCCGTTGGCAGAGGTATATTTCCCTTTGAGTATCGGCGCGTGATGCAGTTGCTCAAGAATTGCCTGGTATACTTCATCTGATTGTTCACGGGACCAGCCTGCGATAAATACCCGGTGTTTTTCTTGTGTCGGGAAAATCTCATACGACGCGATTAAAGCTAAAAATTGCGATTTCGCATTTTTACGGGCCAGCTGGATATAAGCTTTCCGAAACCGGCGGGCGCCATTTTCTTTTTTATAGAATCCGTATATGTTGGCCGCAATAAAAAGCTGAAAGTCTGTTAATTCAATCGGCTGCCCTGCAAGTATACCTTCGACATGATTAAATTGCCGCGACCATTCATAAAAATCCACCACAGCTTCAGCATCAAAGTAATAAGGGCAGTCATCTTCTGCGAGCCGGTCAACATCTTTAAAAAATCGCTCTACAGCCCATTTTTGCTTTTTGCCTGCCTTAATTTCTCCGGAGCGAATTTTCTCAGCATATGACCAAACCCGCTCAATGAGAATTTCGGCTGTAATCTCTTGCATTACATGCGGCCCCCGAACCGTTCTTCCTCTTTAGTTTTCTGTTTTCCGTCATCTTTTTTCGGGATGACAAGTTTACAACGAGAGGAAATGGTTAACCCCAGATCACTGGAAGCTTGCCTGCATTGTTTAAAAAGCTTGTCCTGATTGATTAAAAGATCGGAATAGTCATCATTCGGAACAATTTTTTCTTCTTCTCCTATTACATTTCCGTCATCATCCAATTTTCTAATGATCACTGTTTTCATTGGTCCTCGTTCAAGCAACTGCTCCGTTACTTGCAGATATAATTTTCGAGCAAACAAAAAACGGGCGAGCGCATCAACATCTAAATTAGTCATAATTCCGATGTTTTTAAGCTCATCCGCTATCTTTTTAAACTCTCTTTTTAAGTCTTTTGGCAAATATGATGGAGCCTTCACTTTGTCGCTCGGCGCCTTTATTTCTTGTTCCCTGCGTTCCTCAATCTCTTGCTTTGTCAAGTTTTTCTTGCCTTTATAAAGTAACAAGTCCACAGGTTGCCGCGGTCTGGCCATTCCCTCACCTCCTTCCGATTTTTCATTTAGGGAATTTATCAAAATGGGGAGGGGAGCGCGGTCTCCGGCAAACGTCCTCTAGGGATTTAAGGGCGGGGGGTCTCCATCTCCTTCTTGAGCTGGTTCATGGCTGCTTGAATTTCGATTTGTGCTGCTTCTATTTTCTTTGAATATAGATCGACAGCTGATTCCTTTTTCATATTACGACGCAAAGCAAACATCTTTCTTATTCTGTGCTGCATTCGTCTGATGTCCTCGTTCGTATAGAAGGATGTATACTCAGCCTTGCAGCGTGGACACTTGATATAATGCTCTTTGATTCCGTTGTCGTGCTTCCTGATCTTTGAACAGCCTTTGATAAGCAGTCTGGTCATACATTGATCACACACGCACGTTTGATGTTCTGTTCCCAAATCCTCCATCCTCCTTTGCCGTCTTCCGGCTATGGCACGGCCCGCAGAGAGGCTGCCAGTTACCCGAGTCCCAGAATAGTTTCTTGTCGCCTTTATGCGGAACGATATGATCGACAACTGTCGCCGGGGTTCTTCTGCCTTGCATTAAGCAGGCGGCACATAACGGATGCTTGGACAGGTAGCCAGCGCGCGACTGCCTCCACTTGCTGTTATACCCCCGTTTAGTAGCGGACTCCCGGTATTGATCATAGGCCGGCTTGGTTCGCTTGTGCTGTTCGCAGTAGCCCTCTCGTGTGAGGTTTGGACAGCCGGGTTCATTGCAAGGCTTCAAAGCTTTCTTCATGATTGAATACCCCCTACCTATAAGCCCTTTCACCAAATGCAATTTCCTTTGTATCGACAGTCAACATCCCGTTGATCTCCTTGCCATGCTTGATACGAATATAGGCCGAACCAATTTTATCTGATTCCTCCGTCCGCCATTCAAAATCAACCGCAACGCGATCAGTAATCTTTTCGCCCTTATAGAAAATGCGCGGCGCGGAATCAATCTCATCAAGTTCAATTTTTAGCAAAGGCGTTTCGAAAATTTTCTCGACTGTCAGGCTGCTTAAATCTCTCTTTAGAGTAGCTGGATCAAAGCCCACTACAGTTGTGGCGTATTCATTAGCATCTTGAAATTCGTTCAGAAACCCCGATACCCCATGACATTTAGTTTTCAATTCTTCAATAGTGCTTTTTGGTACTCCCTCATCACATAAAAGTGTTAGAGGTAATGCGTCAAAGCGGAGAACTTCTTCATGCCCAAATATATTAACGTCTGGGTGTTCTTCCTGATAATATCTTTTTTGCATTTGCCGGACGATCACGGGCAGTTGGTTTATTTCTGCGAATAACATCAACGCTTTTGTTTTTCCTAGCCTCCTCTGCCTTTCATTCGTAACAATCATTTCTCCTTTCGCGTGTGCTTCTTTAAGTAACTCAAAGATGGTTCTATTTGCTAATTCCAATTTCATTTACATCGCTCCCTTTCGACAATTAAAAAGCGCCCTCCCACTTAGGAAAGCGCTTGGTATATTCTTTCTAAACTGCCCCCGCACTCAAGCCGTTAACCGCCAATTGTTTTCCCTGAGATTTACCGGACGCAGTTTACAGAGAATATAAAATCAAGGGGGATTAAGACTGTTTAAAGGTTTCCCTTCCCCCTGAAACGTTCCTTTCCTCCAATGCTCATGTGCACCTGAACACCTTTAGTGGTATGCAACTACCCAAATAAAAAAGCGCCCTCCCGATTGGGAAAGCGCCTGCCTGTTTATTACCTATTACCATAATACCTTATCTAAAACAAAATGGTGTGCCGTTATCGTGCCATCTTTCTGCCAAAATCTTTTTAGTACATTCCTTTTTGCTCTGCCGCAGTCATCCCGCTCACCCCTTCATTACTTGGTATCGTTCTATCAAACCATGCCTTTCTCTTCTAACGCTGAACCTGTTGCGCCTCTACTCATGCCGCTCACCTCCTGTAAAAGATGATACCACGAAAAACTTCCAATTTTTCTATTTATCCCACAATCTACAAATTATCATGTTCGATTCTAATTAGGTCCGCTTCATCGTCAGTCGTTTTGCATGCTCGACATACATAGCGATAAAGACTATATGTCATTTCTTCATGTGCAACGAGCAGCTCCATTTCAGTAATTGGGTTGCACTTCGGACAATGTTTCACTTCGCAACAACCTCCCTCATCTCTTATTAATGATACCACGGAAAAGGGACAAGATTTTCCACATAACCCAATTAATCATAACTTATATTGTGTCCAATTCCCCGAATCGCTGAATCCTTTGCCACCACTATGTTTATTTCATTTCTCTAAAATGAGTTTGACATTTTCTCAATATGGTTTATTCATAGGATAAGGCATAAAAAAAAGCCCGTCTGTTTTTTAAACAGATGAGCTTATAAGCTGAATGCATCCATTGTTTGATCCATGGTGTCTTGAGTAATTCCGATGTATCTGAGCGTAATATCAGGGCTTGAATGATTAAATATCTCCTGCAGCAAGGCAACGTCTTTGAATTTCTTATAGTGCCAGTATCCGAAGGTTTTTCTCATTGTATGAGTCCCGATACCATCAAGGCCAACATAATCAGCCGCTTCCCTTAAAATATTATATGCCATACTGCGGCTTATCGGTTTATTTAGTCCTTCGCGGCTTTTAAACAAGAATTCTTGATCATCCTTGTCCTTGATATAATCAGCAAAAGCCTTCTTTAATGCTTTATTGATTTTGATTCGCTTTTGTTTACTGGTCTTTTGCTCCCGCAGGTCGATATACATGCGCTTCACGTCCCTAACCCTTAAAAGCCGCAAGTCTGATATGCGCAGACCTGAATTAATTCCGGCCACAAAAAGAAGGTGATTCCGTTCGCTCCGTTCTTTCAGGTACTTTTTAATATAATATATCTGGTCTAAGTCCCTTATCGGCTGAACAAAATTCATTCCGGCGCGCCCCCGTCCTTATAGACTTCCACGCGAAGAGCAAAGGCCAGCCGGTAAAATGCTTTTGCTTTCGTCCGGTAGTAGCTCCGCTGACTGAGTCTCATTTCTCCATAGACTTCATAATCATACATTTCTTCATTCTGCATGTAGAGCATGACAAGTATTTGCCGCTCTTTTTGAGAAAGCCGATTAACCGCTCTTTGCATTCTCTTTAAAAACCGGTCCCTTTCAATCTCCCAATCCATGCGTTTTAACGCTGCGTCTTCTGTGGAGGAATGAAATTCATTTGAAAAGCTGGGCGGAACAAGGCTGTATGTTGCGGTCACTTTCGGCAAAAAATCCGCCGGCACTTGTAACAAGTATATACGATATTGTTCAAGCAGCTTTTCTGCGTTCATTCTCGTTGCTTCTTCGTCAATTTGAGGAATATTCAGTGTCATTTGATTCATTAAAATCCCCTCCCGTTATTATTGCTGTCTAAAAGCTCCGCCACGACCTCTTTTATATGTAGGCCTGTTCACACCCATGAGGTTCTCTAAATCTCTCTCAGTAAGCTTCTGCGGCTTTTTTTCAATACTCTTGCGTGACGATGGCTGTTTTTCTTTAAAACCAACGTTCTGCGCGGCGTTTTTCTTCGCTTTCATGCCGTCCCTCCGTTCAAATAAAAAACGGACACTAATCAGAGCACAGTGATTCTGTGCAATGATCAGTGTCCGCAGGCTCTCCGTCTTGGACATTTATTTTGTTTTCATCTTCTTTTGTTATGCCTGGCTGCTAATCTCCTTCTACAAATTGAATTTCGTAACAATCTGTATCAGCGCCATTTTTGAAATAGTCATTCATGTTTTCGAGAAGACATTTATAACTGCAAAAATCTAAATATCTATAACTGTCTATACTGTCGTTTCCCCACCTGCTATGATATGTCGTGACTTCATAGTAATGTTTTGACCGATCATTTGTAACGATAGTCCTCCCACAAGTATCGCATGTCACTTTTTTCAAGACTTTTTGCGTTTTTGTGACTTCTTTTTCCTCGCACTTCTTCATTTCCTCACCTCTTCCGTCTTGGACTTATTCAGTTAGATTCGTTCTTATTCTTCTCTACATACTTATCAATATCTTGAAAAAACGCCGCGGCCGTGAATGCAATGATTGCGCCTATTAACGTGATATTTGCTTTCATGTCCGGCCTGTATTCGTACTGGAAATAAAACCAGAAACCTAACCCCATCAGCATAAAAACTATTCTCAGCGCCATCGAATCCCCCTTATTTGATTTGAAATTTAGCTGATTCAAATGTTCCAATATAGTTCCGCTTGCCGGAATCAGAGTAGCAGTCCAGCTGAATGACATAGGTTCCCTTTCCGGTCTTATTCCGGATCGTTTTCACGTTGAATGATTTCAGAGGCGTTGCCGTTTTGAAGCTGCCCCGCTGTACTAAATTCGTATCAGTCAGCCCGCCGCCGCTGCGCTTCTTGTATACGCCGGCCGTGTAATAAAGAGTTCTTGATCCTTTTTTCTCGGCTTTCCAGTCCACCGTTGAGGCGCCGGCCGTGTAAGTCGCGGCATCCGTAAACACCCGGCCGCTGTACCCGGATTCATTTTGCCAGCCGGACCATGCGGCGGAAGCAGACGGCGCAACGGCCACAGCTCCAATAAATAATATTGCCGATAGAATGATTGATTTGAATAGTTGTTTCATGATTACTCTCCCCTCATTGCTGTTAATACATCATGGACATAAAAATTCTGCTCCAACGCTTCCCACAGTTCGTCTGTCATGCCTTCTTCTGCTGTCATGTCTTCAAAGTCGGCGCCTGTATACTGGATACTTGATCCGCTTTCTGTTGGTGAAGTTTCCTGCCTGTTAATTTCTTCCCCATTCTCGTTAAACAATTTCACAATGCCTTTTTCTGCTGTGATTTCGATTACGACTTTGTTGATCATCATTCTTCCCCCTTAACGATATACCCCTTCAAAATCGCCTTATTTAGATCATAAGCAGACATGCTGTTCAGCGGATCAAACAATCCGGTCCACGGTTCGACATCCTCATTATTGATAACAAATTGTTTCCCGACGAATTGAAGGCGCGCAAATTCTTTTTTGTCTCCTTTGGTCAACGCGTTCACTCTTTCGGGTTCAGCATCAGCCATTTTTAAATAAAACTTCATGCCTTCATCAATAGCCCGTGCCTGTTCCCGTGTGACTTCAACCTTATCGCTTGTTTTGATTGTGATTTTTGTTCCTGTCATTCCACGCCCTCCTTCATCATTTCTTCCAGTAAACTTAAATCATCAGAATCTATCGCAAGATTTTGTTCTCCGCAAAAAGGGCAATAAATTTCGGACGTGCTGGCTGGCCTTTCTAAGAATGTCCATTCCTCGCAGTCATCGCAATAGTATCCGATTAATGTTCCATTCACTTTTGGCATTCCGTGTCCACCTTCTTCCGTCGCATCGAATTGACAAGCGTTTGAATTTCTCTTGTGATCCGCTCGGCCTCTTTTGCGCCTTGATCTATCACATTGAGTCTGTTTCGCTTTCTGTAAATCACCGCGTCATGCATGACGTTGTTCACCTGTTCGCTCAATTCATCAAACAGATCGAAAAGTTGAATTGATTTAGCTTTCATCGCGCGCCCCCCTCAATAATTTCTCCACCAGACTATAAACCCCCAAAACAGGAGCAGGAATAATATGACTCCAATCATTCCACGTCCTCCCATAACTCAGGACTTTGATAAATATTGCCTACGACTTCCAAGGGAACAGTGCTTCTAAGGTGGTAACCTGTCCAACCCCCATTACCGGCATTGGCAAAGTACATGCTAATAGGAACTACTTTGAAATTTGCTTGATGGCGATCATAACAGATTATCCCAATTTGATTTTTGATTACGTCGCGGGTTATGTCTCCTTGATAAATCCTGTTATCCTTGACATCTTCTCTGCCTGTGTACAAATTACGTTCAACAAGTTCATATTCATCTGAGTCAAAGCAAGGCGATAACTTTTTAGAAACTCGCTCTTCCAGTTGTCCGATTGAATATATCTTGATCTCAATATTTCCGGTTGCGCGATGCTTGAACACATATCGAATGATAATATCCATCAATACCCCTCCTGCTGCCGCTGATGATTGACGGCGTTTTTGTCCATGTATGCGGCTTCGATTTGCTCCAAAGTAAATCCGAAACCGATAGTTCCAATGCTCAAGAACAAGGCCCAAGCCAAACTGAAACTGGTCTTTTTAGTGCTCTGATCTTTGGACATGTAAGAATTTAATAGCATCCATTTCATTTCTAGGAACACACCTGTTAAACCGCCTTCAAATCCCTTTTTCTTCATTTCGACAAACCCTTCTTCCGGTAGACTCATAGCATCTTCCCAACCTTTTTTAATGGCTATTGAAAGGAAAAAGTGTAGGCAGTCCACGTATTCTTCAAGCAGTGGATTTTCATCACGAAAGGCCGTTACATAAGCCGCGTTGCAAACAGGACATATTTCATAATCCGGATCTAATAAGTGTTTGAAATCATCTTTGTTTAAATATTCTCCGCAATAGTGATTTTCACATCGGAAAAAGGATGCGTTTTCAGGAGTCGCGCCAACAGTTGTTGATAATTTTGTTCTTGGCTTTTGATTATTACTCCAATGCTTGAACCAGCGTCCTTCATTTGCAAATTCAGCTAATTCAGTATCAAGAGCGACATAAGTGTTTGGCAGCAAGTCCTGCCCCTCAAGCCCCTTTTCTTTTATGATCCGATCATCAAGCTCCTTTTGCATTTCGAACATTTTTTGTAGATTCATGATTCAACTTTCTCCCTTCTCCGTTTACGCGGAACGCCTATTTTTCTTGCATGATAGAAATAAGTATCAATACATTCGAAACCGAAATGC